CCTCCGCCGAATAGACCCACCAGACCTCCGTGAACAGCTTGTTCACCGATGCGTAGGACTTCCGCCCCTGGTCCAGGTTGATGTCGTCGAATATGGTATTGCGGACCTCGCACTCCATGACCCGAAGAACGCCGTCGTACATCAGGAAATCGTCCTCGCCCATGAAGTACATGATGCCGTTCACATCGATCGCAGCGTTTGGCCCGATGACCGTGACAGACTGTCCCAGGTGCCGCAGGGCGAAAACGAACTCGCCCGAGATGAACTGCATCGCATGCAGTGACTGGTCGGTCATGGTGAGGATATCGCCGCGCGACTCGACCGCGGTGATGATCTCGGATCCCACATCAAGCCGGAGATCGCCGGCAGTGTTAGTGGACAACGGGATCCAGTCGGTGAAGTCTTCCGAGCTTGCCCACCTGATCAGCAGGGGATCCGGATCTCCAGGCGCTGCGGCTGATCCAGTGCCGGCGCCGAAGGCGATCACATGCCTGGCTTGCGGCGAGACCAGCATGCGCTCGATCGTGTTCGGCGCTTCAGGAACCAGCACCGCTCTCACTAGTGGTCCACTGCTGCGGTCCCAGTGATATAGCGCCCGACCATTCGGCGATGCCAGCAGGTCCTCACCGAAATTGTCCAGCGACCAGGTCCTGAGATTGCCCAAGACTCCGGCGCCGGCTACAAAACTGCCAACACCGTAGGCACCCAGGCCATAGGCGCCGGTACCGTAGCCCAGGAGGATCTGGGTGTCCTGCAGGCCAGCCTGAATCTCATACGCAAAGTCGACAGTCCCGCCACCAGTCTCGGTCGACGTCGGCGGTATGTCGTTGCGAATGATGTACATGTCGTTATCGACGATGAACTCAACCCGGAACTCGTCATTGAGATCGATGCCACCGACCAGATCGCCGTTCTCGAAATGCACAAAGTTGCCGACCGCAACGCCATGGGCCGTGTCTGTGACCTGAATAAAGGTAGGATCATCGCCGCCATCTGGATCGAACCCCCCGGCGATGTCGGTATCGAACGGATCAATCAGGGTGCCTTCTTGAGCGAACGGCGTGATGTCGAACAGCACGCTGTTGTTGACGATGTAGAGCTTCAGGTTGGTGCCGATCGCCAGCCACTTCTGGCTGTCCAGGCTGGACCAATCCCACAGCGCCCGAGCCACCCCGAGGTAGCATGTCTCCACTATGTTCTGGGCCGGCAAGATCACCAGGCCATCAGGGAATGCTACCGGCGCGCCGATGGCAAAGTCCGTGACCGGCAGGATATCGAGCGATGTGACGCTGCCCTGGTTGCCGTCACAGAAAGTCAACTGGAATGGCCTGATGTCTATGTCCAGCCCATCGGCATCCTCAGGCAGCGACTGCGTGAGCATGACCTCGGTGGCGGCTGCTACGTCGAGATTCAAAAACCGCACGACGTAGCTCTGGGTGTCGCTCCTGATGAAAGACTCATCGGCATAAAAGAATACGTTCGGCGTGCCGGCCTGGATGTCATCGATCAGGGGATCGGTCAGCGTGAATACAGTCGCGCCCGTTGAATGGTTGGCACCAAGCGAATTGATCTGCTCTCCGGAATCTGTCAGCAATCGAACGACCGTTCCTTCGCGCAGGTACTTTGTCACCGGGACCGAGACCATGATGGTCTCAGAGTCTTTGACTCCGCCGCTGTTGACGTTGGCACCGCCACCGAACTCTTCCGGATAGCTGATGATGAACGCATCGCCGGCTGTGGCCGTGACCGCGGAGTCCAGGTCGAACGTGAACTCATCCTGGAGCGCAGTCGGGTCATCGATGGTGACAGCGCCCAGGCCGCCGGTCACGGAATCATCGAACAGCCAGACCGGATCCAGATCGAGGACAGTCACCGCCATATCAAGAACAATCGCCGCTGCCCCGGCAGAGTAGCCGGCGTCCGCGGTGCGCTGCAGGCTTAGCTCCTCACTGATGCCGTCGACCTCGGTGCCCATCGAATTGAGTATCCAACCACCGAGCTTCTCAGGCAGGCGCTTCCTGAAGCGGATCTTGTTGCCGTCCTTGTACCGACCTTTCGCACCACGGTCGGTCTCCTCGGTCATGATGCCGGGGAGAAAGTCGAGCGGAATGTCAGGAAGTCTGCTCACGGAATTAACCCAGTACTGTCAGCATAAAGACCGCTGTTCCGCCTTGAACAATAAGATCGCCGAAGTCAGTACCTTGGGTCATTGTCGTGAGTTCGAAGAAATCGTTTTCATCTACGTTAATCGGCACTGTCACAATCACACTGCCGACATTAGAGTCAGGAGAGCCAGCAAACCCACCAAAGAAGTCGTGAGTGATGTGCGGTATGTAGAGACCCATGGCGGGATCAATGGTCGCTGTAACGCTTCCATTCTTACGGATACGCATGTGCCACATGCCAGTACTATTTTGGTGGAACTGATCCCAGTTCACATGCCCACTCAACCAGACTACATTCACGCCCGCTGGGATCGTGATTCTCGTATTGTTACTTGAGGTGCTGTGAAATTCTGTGCCGAATTGGGCAAGACCAGTGTCAATAGATTCCTCAGTAAATGGAATCGCAACCTCATCGGACATTGCAAGAAGGCCAGTCGTGTGGCCGCTGTTGTGGTCCGCATCACGAGTCACAACACAGCCAGCAAATAATCCGGTGAAAGCTCCCCCCGCCAGTGTTGCTGGCGTAACCGCTTTGTTGTCGACCACTCCTGCATCAACCTCAGCCTGGTCGGCAAGCGCTATGATTCCTGTCAGCGATTCAGTCGCCTGCCGGCCCTCGAGCTTCTCCGGCGTGATTGCTTTGTCGGGTTCTGTGCCGAGATCAGTCTCGGCCTGATCGGCGATCGCGATATGACCAGACAGTGATTCTGATGCTGCACGGTCTTCGTACTTCAGCGGCGTGACGATCTTGTCGTCAACAACACCAGCGTCCATCTCGGCCTGCGTTGCAACCTCGAGAATACCAGCAACATCCTCTGTCGCCGGGGGAACATCGCCGATACTGAAAACGTCATCGGCCACCTCATCCACCATCACCGCCACCCGTGTCCCAGCCCTGACGGCCACGCCGGCATTGGCGACGGTTTTGATCGTCATTACAAAGGCGGTCTCGTTCGATACGATGTAGAGCTTCGAGGTGCTCGGCACGATGATCTGTTTGTCTTCGCCAGGGAGGCCAGTGAGAGCAATGATCGCGTTTCTCGCCTCATCATCAGCACCATTATCCGTGGAAAGAAATCTCGGATTCGTGGCCGGCGTGACATCGATGCTCACGCGAGCAGCGATCGCGTCCTCGAGCAGGTCGATGGCGCTCGCGTTATTGATGCCGCCCCAGATGTTCTGGTTGCCACCAGTCTCCTGAAGGACGAGCCGTAGTAATGATGTGAATGTGTCAGCCATTAGCCTGATGTCCTTATGATTGCGAGGGTCGGATCAGTCGGGTCCGGCCAGCGCACAAAGAAAGATCCGTTGCTCACAGCGATGGGCGATCCGAAATTGATGACCCACATGACCTTGTTCTGCTGTGGTCCTGCTGTTGTGTTATAGATGACGGCGCCTTGCGCGGCCTCGTTGACAATTCCCCAGGTGGCCCCTGGCCCGAAGGTCAGGTCATCGAGATCGATCGCCGGCCGCTCGGGTTGCCCTGGCGTGTAGATGATGGTCTGCGTCAGCGCCACGCCGCCGGCACTATACCCGCTACCGACAAGCTCGCCACTGATCGATGCCTGGTCGTCGACGGTTACCGGGTCGATATCCGCCAGCGTCGAGTACATGGCGAAGAACAGCGCGTCATTCCGCACATCATGGTTGCCATCGATGCATTGATCGGAAAGGAACTGGAACGCTACGCCGCTTTGAATGCTCATCCGGATATGCTCACTGTTTCAGCCGCAGACTTGATTGGATCGTAATCGCCGCGCCACTGTCGTCTAAGCTCGATCTTTCTCGCCGGCATCAATTCGCTGTAGCTCTGCCGCCATGTCGCCATGTCCTCGGCATCGGAGATCAGGAACTCGTCAGAGGCCAGCAGGCAGGCGTACAAGAGCAGATCACCTGCGTTGTCACCAAGCCATGTGTTCTGATTTCCAGGCGCCAGGGCGTCCGGTGGCTGGATCTGGCGAAGCTCGAAGCCATGGGTCAGCACTGGTGCCGGCACCACAAAGAAGTCGGTCTCGGTAAGCTCCGCGTAATACTTCGGCTCGGCCGTCGCCGACTCGTCAGGCTCGAAGTCCAGACACCACTCGTAGGTCCTGCGCTCGAGATATCGTCTCAGCCCACTTCCGCCCACATCACGAATGTGCAGTGACCTGGTGCCCTGCCAGTTGCTTGGCTTGATCGATTGCACGAAGACGCCGGCCGACAGCGCGCCGGTCACCACTCGATCGAAGATCTCGAAATTCAGATCGGTCGTCAGCCGGCTCTCGCCCATGGAGACGATCGTTTCCTGATTCGCAATCCACTGTTCACTGGTTTCCTCGAGCCAGTCATTGAGGGCAGCGATCAGGTCGTCGTAAGAAAATGATGTTGATGTAGGCATATTAAATTCTCAAGGGTTATCTAGTTTCCCAGCACCTGATCCGCTGATTATTCTGATCGGCCAACAGAATCCAATCGCCGTTATCCCCTCGGATAGTCAGCCCCCTCGCCACGCCTAAATTTGAGGGTAGGTTCACACTGACGCCAGTCACGAAGTTGAACGGTGCCGAGATGTCATCCGGTGCCGTGAGATCAAACGAGGCGAGTAGGCTGCCGCCAGTCCTAAAGTAAATCTTGCGATGGTCTGGTGATAAATCCCAGCTATTGGTGCTGCCTGCTCCAGCCGCCCCGTAAGCAAATGTCTGATCGAACCCGGTGATGGTCGAGATGTCATGCGCGACCGTCATGTTGTACCGCTTCATCAAGGCCGCACCCTCATCAACAAAGAGATTGAACCCATCAAGGCTAAACCGGGCCATGTATTCGCCAGCGTCGTTGAGATTCGTAAACGATGCGAACACCGACCCAAGTCCTGACGAAATATCGTAGGGAGTCGCTGACTGATCGTAGGTGTCGATCCTCCGAAAACTGGAGAACCAGCGACGGAGAAACGTCAGCTTGGTGCCGTTGTCGTGCCAGGTCATGCTGCGGTTAAGCGGCGTGAGACGGAGGATGTTGCCACTCGGGGTCCAGCCCGTAAGTTGCCAGGGAGCCGGTAAATCGTACTGGTGCGTATCAAAGCCACCGAATGAGACAGTCCAGTGTGTCCACGCACGTAAGCCATCCGGCCTGAAACGAACGTCACGCCTGCTGCCGCCCGGTGTGCTGAAAGGCTCCGGGGTAACGTCATCTGACTTGATGCAATACTGGTCGGCATCTTGAAAGACCGTAGGTATCCTGAACCACGCTGCTCTCTTTGTATTTTGATCCCCTGCCACAAAGATGTCGCCGTTATCCGCTCGATAATCAAGCCCTCTGGGAATCCCTAATGTTGCCCCAGATACCTCTGGACCAGTCTGGAAATTTGTCGCAGTTGAAACATCAAACGGTGTGGTCATGTCCCATGAAACAAGGAACTGCCCATCCATCCCGAACAGCATCGTACCGTCTGCCGAGAATGTAAAAGTGCTCATATTGGTGCCAGCATCGGGCAGGACATTAAAACTCGTAACCTGTGGCTGAACTAAAGTTGTGATGTCAAAAGGCACCGTCACATCAAATTCATATATTGAGTGGAAAAGGTTGGCCTGATAATAAACCCAAAGCGTTTTGCCATCTGCACTCCAAACGTGATCATTTGGCCCACCGGCCAGTGCCGGGGTGACAGGAAATGTCAGACTGGTAGACGAGCCAAGGACCGAAAGATCGAACGGAGTAGCCGATTGATCGTAGACCGTCACGTTCATATTGAAGGACGGAACTCGGATCATTCGCGACAGAAAACTTCCATCAGCCGACCAAAAAATGCTGCGTAACTGGTTGAAATCAATAGTTGTAACAAGATTTGTCCAGTCACTTGGGCTACTAAAAATGCTCCATGCTGGTGACACATCATTCTGAGCTATTTCGTTATCCTGCCTACAACTGAAAACCCTGGTTCCATCTTGCTTCCAGACCACATCAAATCGAGCGGTGCCAGCACCCCCAGGATTACTGGCAGATACTTCATCGAGTACATAGGCAGGCGCACCTTGAGCGACCGTATCTTTCGTGAATGCAACTTCATCCGCAGCCGCAGCCGCCTCGGATGCGCTGAAATGCACAGGATAAAAACGAACATTGTCGATGACCGCTTCCCCTGACTCCGCCTCAAGTCGGTATGACCCATCAAGGAATCGCGTACCGATGTCAAAGAGATCTCGCAGAATTCGCGATGCGTTGCCCAGGTCGAGATTGGCCGTAGCGGCAGAGATGAAGTCCACCATGTTGATGTTCGGAGA